CATTTGTACCAATGCAGGATGCAAATTAACATCAGAGCTAATTAACATAGCTGCTGCTGGTAAAGGACATGTTGTTTTTGAATTAGACTAATGTTTAAAGTCAGGGCGTGCACAACTATTGCTACCTGACTTTACGTCATTTTCTATTGTGTAATCCATTTGTACAGTTTTTCGGCAACTTCAATGATGGATTCTTTATCACAGATTTTCACCGATACTTCCACACACCATCTACGCAAATCCATTTCCTGTTCTTTAGGTGTCATTGCTAAATCTTTTGTTTCTGATTTTTCTTTCATACATTCTTGTTTTTTGTTTTGTTCCTCTAATTTGCAACAATTATGTTTATCATCTTGCTTCCAACATGGAAGCCCTGAACCTGAATATAAGTCACAATAGTCACAACCGTCCCAATTTGGGCGTGCTCTACATACATTGATAATATTTTCCCTTTGTTTGTGAGAAAGAAAATAACTTCTTAATCTTTCCGCATTATTAACATTAGTTGCCATGTTCTCAAAATTTATCATTTATAGACTCTCTTATCTTCTTGTCGGTGCCGGTTTAGTTTTAAACATATACAAATCTTTACCATTATTATCAAGAAGATAATAATCCGGTTTTACTAATGTGATCCAGTAATCTGTAGGCAGCAAACGTTCGTCTCCAAAAGAAGGAGACGTGTATTGGCTAGTTGGAACATAATGAGCTTGAAACAAAACCTTATCATTGTTATATGTTGACATGATTCTTGTTATATCTACATCAGAAAAATGTTCCAAGACCCCATGTGTTACCACTACTGTAGATGATTCAAAAAACTTAGGTTCACAAATATTCTCTTTAACATAAAACAATGGGACTTTTCCTAAGTAATTATCCGTGGATATTGAGAGTGTGTTCTTGCAACATAGCTCCAACATAGGAATATTGATGTCAGAGAAGACGACTTTTGAAATTTTCTTTACATCAGAAACACCTGTTAATCCAAAATAATTAAACAATCTCTCTCCTATTTGCGAAATAGCAAGGCTTACAGTACCTATTCCACATCCTTCCTCCTTTAAGATAAGGGGTGCTTTCAGGTCGTAGGATATTTGTTGTATATTGATAATTATTTCTTCTATAAACCGGTTATATTTTTTACAAAAGACATTCACATAACTGTCGTTACAGACACGACTTTGATAGAAATTATCCCATGTATTCACAGACTCTGTAATATTATCTTTGCTCATATCTCCTTTTGATTCTCAAATTATTCCTCATCAACATACACCTCTTTCTTATTGTCAGGCCAAGATTTACGAATCAGGGAAGTGATCTTCTTTCTTTGAAGTCTCTCGATAGCTTTTCTTTTGGCTTCGGCTTTATTATTAGCCGAAACCACTATTTCAAAAGCATCCAAGTCAATCGTCAC